ATTTAGCGATTTTTTAATTGCACACGTTGCAGGAAAAGTTGCTGAAAAAACAGAGCAAAACATTTGGAGTGGTGTAGATGCTAACGCAGGAGAATTTGACGGACTTGTAACTTTGGCTACTGCTGATGCTACTGTAGTTGACGTTGTAGGGACTACTGTAGATGCTGCTAACGTAATTGCTGAACTTGGAAAAATCGTTGATGCTATTCCTAGCAGCCTTTATGGAAAAGAAGACCTTTACATCTATGTTTCACAAAACATTGCTAGAGCTTATGTTCGTGCTTTAGGTGGATTTGCTGCTGCTGGATTAGGTGCTAATGGTGTGAATGCACAAGGTACACAATGGTGGAATAACGGAGCATTGTCTTTTGACGGTGTTAAATTGTTTGTTGCTAATGGACTTGCTGATAACACTGCAATGGCTGCTCAAAAATCAAACCTTTTCTTTGGAACTGGACTACTTTCAGACCACAACGAAGTAAAAGTTTTGGATATGGGAGACCTTGACGGTTCTGACAACGTTCGTGTAATTATGCGTTTTACCGCAGGAGTACAATACGGAATCGGTGCTGACATCGTTCTTTATTCTTAATAATTAATTAACCAATAAAATAGGGTAGGTGGGTTGTTTGCCTACTTACCCTTTTTTTATTTAAAACCTTAAAAATATGGCTTGTGTATTAACAACTGGTAGAAAAGTACCTTGCAAATCGGCAGTAGGTGGAATAAAATCCGTTTACTTTGCTGACTTTGGAACTTTGGGTTCTGCTACTATTTCATCGGGAGAGATTACTGCATTTGCAGGAACTCCCACTTGGTTTGAATTTGATGTAAAAGGAAATTCAAGTCTTGAAACAACCGTAAACTCATCGAGAGAAAACGGAACAACTTTTTATACTCAAACTCTTAACTTGACTTTAACATTTTTGGATAAAGCAACACAAGAGGAATTGAAACTATTAGCTCACGCTAGACCACACGTTGCGGTTGAAGATTACAACGGAAATTTCTTCCTAGTAGGACTTGAACACGGAGCAGAGGTTACTGGTGGAACAATCGTTACTGGTGCTGCTATGGGAGATTTAAGTGGAATGACTTTAACTTTTGAGGGTCAAGAAACTGCTCCTGCTTATTTTGTAGTATCTACGGTTATTACTGATGATGCTTCGGCAACACAAATTGACCCAACTGCTTAATTAGTTTTTATTGATTGAAAAAGGCACTCTATTACAGGGTGCTTTTTTTTTGTAGTTATATTAGTACAAAATTGACTAAATATTACGTTATATATATATGAAACATCTTACAACATCAACAGATGCACAAACTATAAAAATTATTCCTAGAAGCTACGTTACAAGCGCAACTTTAAAATTAAGGGATGATTCAACCAATACAGAGGTTTCTTATTCTGTTACCCCTACAACAGAGGGTAATTATTTAGTAGTTACAAACGCTTACACGCTTATTGAGGGTAGGTTTTATGATTTAACTTTATTAGACGGAACGGAAGTAATTTACAAAGACAAAGTATTTTGCACAGACCAAACAATAAGTCAACCAAGTAATGATTATTACAAAGTAAACAAAGACGTATATAAGTCTGATACTTCTTTTGATAACGATTATATTATACTATGAATAAAACTATAAAAAACGCCAAAAATCGTGTTAATACTGCACCTGTAAGTCATTCGGATGTAAGAGTAGTAAATTTAAGCACTTACACAAGCCCAAAAATTGTTGAAACAAAAAACAAAGATTGGGTTTCTTATGGTGCTGACAACAACTACTTTCAGTATCTTATAGATAGGTATAACGGAAGCCCTACGAACAATGCAGTAATAAACGGTATTAGTCAAATGATTTTTGGAAAAGGGTTAGATGCAACCGATTCCAATAGAAAACCCGACCAATACGCACAAGCGGTATCTTTATTTAAAAAAGATGCAGTACGAAGATTAGCGTATGACCTTAAATTAATGGGTCAATGTGCGATACAAGTTATTTATTCTAAAGACAGAACGAAGATTGCACAAGTTGAACATTTGCCAGTTGAAACTTTAAGGGCTGAAAAATGTAACGAAGACGGAAAAATTGAGGCTTATTATTATCATTCTGATTGGGCTAATGCAAAACCAAACGACAAGCCTTTAAGAATACCTGCGTATGGATGTAGTAAAGAAGCTATTGAAATTTTGTACGTTAAACCTTACAAAGCAGGGTTTTATTATTACTCCCCTGTAGATTATCAAGGTGGTTTGCAATATAGCGAACTTGAAGAAGAAATATCAAACTATCATTTAAACAATATCCTTAATGGACTTGCCCCAAGTATGTTAATTAACTTTAACAACGGAACGCCAAGCGAGGAAGATAGAAGATTAATCGAACAACGTATAGCCCAAAAATTTAGCGGTTCATCAAACGCAGGAAAATTTATACTTGCATTTAACGACAATAAAGAAAGCCAAGCAGAAATAACTCCTGTACAATTGTCTGATGCACACAATCAATATCAATTCCTTTCAGATGAAAGTACTAAAAAAATAATGGTTGCACATAGGGTTGTTTCTCCTATGCTTTTAGGTATTAAAGATTCAAGTGGACTAGGAAACAATGCAGATGAATTAAAAACGGCTACCTTATTAATGGATAATACTGTAATACGTCCTTTTCAAGACCTTTTAATTGATGCCTTTGATAAAATACTTGCTTTTAATAATATAAGCCTTAATTTATACTTTAAAACGCTTCAGCCTTTAGAATTTACAGACTTAGAGAATGTAGATGATGAAGAAACAAGAGAAGAAGAAACAGGCGTAAAGTTATCAAGCCAACAAGAAACAGAAATGTTTGAGGAATTGGAGCAACTAGGCGAAGATGAAAACCTTGATGAATGGGAACTTGTAGATGAAAGACCAGTTGACTACGACCAAGAGGAAGCACTTGATAAAATGATTGGGTTAGCTACAACAGGAACAGCAAGACCAAACGCAAAAAGCAAACAAGACGGAGAAAACCAAGAGGGTGTACAGTTTAAAGTACGATACCAATACGCACCTTTAAAGGCTTCAACCAATAGCAGAGAGTTTTGTAAAAAAATGGTAGCTGCTAAAAAGATATACCGAAAGGAAGACATTATATCAATGGGAGATAGAGCAGTGAATAAAGGCTGGGGGTTGAATGGTGCTGACACTTATTCAATTTGGTTTTACAAAGGTGGTGGAGATTGTCATCATTTTTGGATGCGTAAAACATACAAAGCCAAAAACCCCAATGTTAAGCCCGATGTAGGAAACCCCAATGCAGAGGTAAGTGTAAACCAAGCTAAAAAGAAAGGTTTCACTCCCGAAAAGAACGACAAGAAAGTAGCTCAAAGACCTACTGATATGCCTAACAATGGATTTGTAAATAAATAAAAAAATGGCAGTAGCATTATTTATATCAAGAACGGATTTAGTAAGAAACAGTATAATTGACGGAAACGTCGATACTGATAAATTTATCCAGTTTATTAAAATAGCCCAAGAGATACACGTTCGTAATTATTTAGGTTCTGATTTATACAATAGAATTAGTACTGACATTATAAACGATACCTTAACAGGCGATTATTTGACTTTGGTTAATACATACGTTCAACCTATGCTTATACATTTTGCAATGGTTGATTATCTTCCTTTTGCAGCTTATCAATTAAAAAACGGAGGTGTATTAAAACACAATTCAGAAAATAGCGAAACGGTATCAAAAAATGAGATTGATTATTTAGTAAACAAAGAAAGGGAATTTGCTGATTACTATACAAGACGGTTTATTGATTTTATGTGCTTCAATCAAGAGAAATATCCCGAATATAACTCGAATAGCAATGAAGATATAGACCCCTCAAAAGATGCAACATTTAATGGTTGGGTTCTATGAGATACAAACCAAAAAATAAAAACATAGTTAAACTAAAAAAATATATAAATGGGTTGGGGAAAAATTTACGAATCGACTTGGTGGGGAAGCCCAATAATTAACGGTTGGGGTGGTGCTTACTTTAACCCTTCAAACGGTAGTGGTGGCGGTGGCATTTCTTATTCAGAGGAGTTAGATTTTGTTTGGGAAGCCCCTACTATTTCAGGTTCTTTAAATAGAACGGTACAAAGCTACGGAGCAACAAATTATACTGTTGATTGGGGAGACGGAACAATCGACACAAATTTGTCGGGAGATGCTACCCATACATACACTTCGAGTTCTTCAAATTCTTCAATTAACATAAAGATGTCGGGGGATTTATCTAATTTGGGAGGATGTCTTTATGATTTTAGGTCGCAAATATCTTCAATTAATTCTTTTGGCACTTCTATAGAATGGAAAGCATTAGAGGGTGGAAGTTTTAACAGGGGAGCGTTGTATCAAGCACCGTTGATTACATCCATACCGTTTGCATCTTTAAAGTTAGCCCCAATATCGGAACAAACAGGGAATAAAGTTAGATTTGATACTTTTGCAAGATATTCAACAGGATTAACCTCTATTGATTTCACAGGGTTTGATTCTTCAAGAGTTGTTGGATTTATTAACCCTTTTAGAGATGCAAATGTAACGTCTATTACTTTTGACCCAAACCAAAACTTTTCAAGTATAGGATTGGAGGGACAAGGGTTTATTTATTTATCTAATTATCATTTAAGCCCTACTGCTCAAATGACAACAGAGCAATACGATAGTTTTTTATTGGCTTTAGCCTCAACAGCTCCTTTAAACGGAATTAGAGTTACTGTAAACTGTGGAAGTGTACAATATAGTGAAACAGGCGCAATTTCAAGAGCTACTTTAATAGCAAATAATTATAATATAACAGACGGAGGGCAAATATAATTTAAAAGTTATGAGTAAAGAAAACATAAAAATAAGCAAACCCGAAGTAAAAACTTATTGGATTTTATGGGATAGCGAATTTCAAGAAAATATTGAAGCACAAGGGTTTGTAAATACTGACCAAATATTTGAAATTTTATATACAGATAATTTAATTACATATATAGATGAGGACGAATGGTTAGAAGTGTTATTTAAAAATAATATTAATCCCTATTATTAATGAGCATATACGACAAAGCAAGTTTAATTCAGATACCAAGCGGATACAAAGCAGGTAAGTT